CAGCTGTAGCAGGATTAACTGACTACAATAACCTAAATAACGTTGGGGCTACATTTATGTTTTACATAGATACACTAGCAACTGATGTTCAAATCATAACTGACGGAACTGACAAGTTCACAGGTGCAGCTATGATTGCTGTGGATGATGGAGCTAAAAAAGCTTTCTTCCCAGCAGCAGCAAATGATGTTCTTTCTATGAATGGAACAACAACTGGTGGAATTGTAGGTTCAGTAATTACAGTTACTGCTTTAGAAGCAGCTCAATACTTGGTACACAATACTTTGATCTTAGGATCAGGAACTATTGTTACACCATTTAGCGATACGTAATAATTAATTAGTGTGGGGCTTCGGCCCCACATATAATTTTAAGGAGAAAAATATGACAACATATTCAGGTATAGATGGAGTAGCAACTAACGTAACTACAGAATCTAAAACTATTCAATCAGGAAGAACTAGAGTGTACGGTGTGCATGTTTCTGGTCCCAACCAAGCTGGTGTTTTAGAACTTAGTGATGGTTCAACGTCTAAAGTAAAATTAAATAAAGGTGCTCATATTCATGATATGACAATAAACTTTCCTGTACCGATTTTATTTAAAACTTCGGTAGTTTCAGGTTTTACTACAGAACAGATCACTGCTATCACTGTGTTCCATAGTGGCGGCGCTAATTCGTAGGAGTCTAAATGGCCAATACTACTTCTGGCACTACAACGTTTGACAAAACGTTTTCGATCGATGAGATAATTGAAGAGTCTTATAATAGACTTGGTCAATTTGACATGAGCGGTTATAATCTAAAAACTGCTCGAAGATCGTTAAACATAATGTTTCAAGAATGGGGTAATAGAGGACTTCATTTTTGGGAAGTAGCTAATACTAATATCACGTTAGCAACAAATAAAAACGAGTATAAAATTTTTAGAGCAACGTCTGACGGTAATTCTGATGGAGTTACATCTACTCTAACTGCTGCTATTACTTCAACGACTGCAACTGCAGGAATTACTATTGCTTCAAAAAATCGTATGCCTGATTCAGGAACAATTAATGTAGGATCTGAAAATATTTCTTACACTGGATTTAGTAGTTTAGAACTTACTGGAGTAACAAGAGGAGTTAATGGAACCACTGCAGCAACTCATTCAGATGGAGCTGCAATAACTAACTTTGTGAACCAAGCTACAGAAATTTTAGAATGTTCTTTTAGAAATAGTTCTAACGTTGATTCTCCTTTAGAAAAAATAAACAGATCAAATTATCAAGCTTTATCCAATAAAACTTCAACAGGTCAACCTTCGCAATATTTTGTTCAAAGATTTATTGATCATATTTTAATAACTATTTATTTAACTCCAAGTGCTACTCAAAATGGAGATGTTATAAATTTTTATTATGAAAAAAGAATTCAAGATGCAGGTGCTTATACAAATGCAACAGACGTACCATATAGATTTGTACCTTGCATGGTTGCAGGTTTAAGTTATTATTTAGCTATGAAATATGCACAACCAAGAATACAAGAATTAAAATTAATCTATGAGGATGAATTAGCTAGAGCTTTAGAAGAAGATGGATCTTCAGCTAGTGTTTACATTTCTCCTAAAACTTACTTTCCGAGTATATAATTATGAGTAACACAGCAAGAGGAAAACACGCATTATTTATTTCAGACAGATCTGGTTTGGCATATCCATATACTGAAATGGTTAAAGAATGGAATGGTGCAAGAGTACATACTTCTGAATACGAACCTAAACAACCTCAATTAGAACCAAAACCTTACACTGCAGATCCTCAAGGATTAATGCATCCAAGACCGGCAAGAACAGAATTTCCAACAACAGATTTTTTACCAAAAAATCCATTTACAATGACTAACTCTTCAACTCAAGTATCCGTAAATTTTCCTTTTAGTGGTTATCAAACTGGAGACTTCATAAGATTCTATGACGTGAAAAATGCTGTAGGCGGAGTTGCAATTTCTACTTTACAATTAGAAACTACTTTAAATGGTGACATCACTGCAACAGCTACTTCAATTACTTTAACAGATTCTTCTGCTTTTCCTAGTCAAGGATATATTGCAATTGAAAAAGTAAATGCAACATCTGGATTGTTTGAAACTGAAACTGTTTATTATAATGGAAATACAGGAAACGTTTTATCGAATTGTGTTCGAGGAACAGCTGCTCCTTTTAGAGGACAGACTCCCAAAAACACACCCGCAGGTGAACACTCAAGTGGAGCAAAAGTTTACAGTGCTTATGCAGTAACGATGGTTCCAACTGTAGTAACACAAGCGGGTCAACCTTCAACTGTTACAGAGTTTAACAGTTTTACTTTTAACTTAATCAGTGCTGCAAGTAGCACAGAAACGGGAGGCGGGTTCCAATGTTTAGCTGGACCTGTTAATGATAGAGCATGACATACGCAGAACTAAAACAAAAAATTATAGACTATACTGAAGTATCTAGTAATGTTTTTACAGATACTATTTTAAATGGATTTATTAATGACGCTGAACTTAGAATTTTAAGAGAAGTAGATTCTGATAATAATAGAAGATATGATACAGCAAATTTAGTTCTTAATACTAGATTTATAGACACTCCTTCTGATTTATTAATTGTTAGATCGGCTCAAATTGTAGATTCTGACGGTACAGCTTCAGCAGATAACAGAGATTTTCTTCAATATAGAGATACTAATTTTATGTCAGAGTTTAATCCTAAAGGAGAAACAGGGGTTCCTAAATATTACAGCTATTGGGATGAGGACACTTTAGTTTTTGCCCCAACTCCGGATGCTACTTATACAATTCAAATAAATTATATCTTGAAAACTCAGGGATTATCGTCTACAAACACTACTACATACTTAAGTCAAAAATTTCCCAATGGTTTATTGTATGCTTGCCTAGTTGAGGCTTATGGTTTCTTAAAAGGACCCGTTGACATGCTCCAGTTATATGATAAAAAATACGTAGAGGCAGTCAAAGGTTTCTCAATTGAACAAATGGGAAGACGAAGACGGGATGAATACCAAGCAGGTGTTCCTCGAATAGGAAAACAATAGGAGATAAATTATGGCAATAACACAAGCAATTTGTAATTCATTTAAAAAACAGCTTTTAGAAGCGGACATGAATTTCAAACAAACTGGTGGTGACAAGTTTAAATTAGCTCTTTATATTTCTACAGCAACTCTAAACTCGGCAACAACTGCGTTCACAGCTACAGGTCAAGTTGGAAACAGTGGTCAATACGCTTCTGGTGGTGGATTACTTGTTAACAACGGAACTTCTATTAGTGCAGGTGTAGCGAGAGTAGACTTCGCAGACAGATCGTTTACTGGAGTGACGTTAACAGCTAGAGGAGCAATGATTTACAATACATCATCTGATACAACTAATGCATCAGTTTGTATTTTAGATTTTGGAAGTGATAAAACAGCTACATCAGGAACGTTCACAATTCAGTTTCCAGCGCCAACATCAACAGCAGCGATATTAAGAATATCGGGCTAGTAGGAGGTAAGCTCCTATGGCAGCGAAAACATATACTGTAACTGTAGCCACAGGTGCACTTTATCCTAGTGGTAGTTCGGGAAACGTTTATTATTTAGATGGAATAAGACCAAGTGACTATAATATTACTTGGCCCGCAGGAGCTACATTACGTTTTGAACAAAGTAATGCCTCAAATGATAATCATCCGTTAATTTTTTCTACAAATACAGATACCTCTGGAATAATTTCTTCTGGTGTAACTTATTATTTAGATGGAGTAAGTAACCAAACTAATTACACTAACACTACTACCTTTAATGCAGCAACTACTCGTTATGTAGAAATAACCTACACGGGCGCTTCTAGTTTTTATTGGCTTTGTTATGTTCATGGAATTGGAATGGGTGGAACATTTACACTTGCTAATGAAGGATGGTCATCTCTTACTTGGGGTTTTGCAAAATGGGGAGATTTAGGAAATGAAAGTGTTACTCTTAATAATACTAATTTATTAGCTACAACTACTTTAGGTACTGGAACTCAAGAAGGTGAAATTAATTCTGGTTGGGGAAGAGCTGGTTGGGGAAATTTTGGTTGGGGTATTCAAGGTACTTTAATTCCTGCCAACACAAATTTATCTCTTTCTGCAAACTTAAATTCTGTTTCAGCAACAGCTGAAATAAATACTGGATGGGGATCTGATACTTGGGGAACTGAGTTATGGGGATCTTCAGGATTAACCATTCCTATTACAAACACTAATTTATCCATCACCGCCGCTGAAGGATCGAGTGGTATAGAATTTGATGGAAATTCTAATTTACTTTTAACAGGCCAATCTTTAACAATTGCTCAAGGACAAGAAGATGGTTTTGCTTCTTTTGTGGCAACACCTACAGGTTTACCTTTAACAGCTACCCTACAGTTTGAAACTCAAACAATACAACCTGCATCATTGGTTCTATCAGCAGCTTTAGGATCTGTTTCACCAGCTCCTGTAACAATAGCTGAAGTAGCCGCTAAATCTGCTTCAACGTGGAATGGCAATTATTCTTGGGGATTCGGAGTATATGGCAATCAACAAGTAAATACCCTTGTAATGGGTATGCTAGAAAACTTTTCTGGTATAGATCCAGAACCAGATGTGTCTCTAACTGGAAATGCAATGGCAGCAGCTTTGGCTGCGGGTAATACTTTTAGTATTAGTGGGGATGCAAATATACCTGTAACAAATGTAGCCAATAATTTATCAATGGCTATTACTACAGGTAATGTTAATGCGGAACCTGTTACTCAAGTAGATCTAACAGGACTTACTTTAACAGCTACTTTAAACAGTGTTTCAGAAGTAACGGCTGGAGCAAATGTAATTCCTACAGGTTTTGGATTGACAATTAGCTTAGGAAGCGCTACTAATGTATTGATTTGGAACGAAGTTAACACTGGCACAGCACCAGTTGATCCTCCAGGATGGCAAGAAGTCAATACTAACGCTGCATAATTATAGTTTGACACTATAAAAAAATTTTAATAATATAAGTAAATCGGAGTATAAAAATATGGCTAATTCAACATCAGCAAGTTTAAAACTTACAGTTCAAGCTACTGGAGAAAATTCAGGAACTTGGGGACAAATTACAAATACAAACTTATTAATCGTAGAACAAGCAATCGGTGGTTTTGAAGCAGTTGCTATTACAACTGGAGCAACTCTTGTTTTTACAAACGGGGCTATTTCTAATGGTAAAAATGCTGTTTTAAAATTAACAGGTACAATTGCAGGTGCAGTTAACGTAGTAATTCCTGATTCAATTGAAAAAACTTTTGTAGTTGACAATGCTACTACTGGTGCTCACGCAGTAACTTTTAAAACTTCTTCTGGTACAGGTGTAACTTGGGCAGCGGCAGATAAAGGTACTAAAATGGTTTACTCGGATGGTACTAATGTTGTTGATACAGCATTCACAGAATTATCCTCAGACTTTTCACCACAACTTTCAGCAGACTTAGATACAAATAGTCAAAATATTATTATTGATGACGCTCACAATATTCAAGATGAAAACGGAAATGAACAATTAGTTTTCCAAACAACTGGTTCGGCTGTAAATGAATTTGAATTAACAAACGCAGCTACAGGTAATGCACCTCAAGTTGCAGTTACTGGTGGTGACACTAACATAGATATGAATATTACTCCAAAAGGAGTTGGTAGAGCAACTTTCAATGGTCAAGGTAAAATTCAAAGTGTTGCAGAAAAAGCTACAGTTGATTCTGGTGGTGGACCATCAGGAACATTTAACTATGATGTACTTACACAAGCAGTATTATACACATCTGGAAATAATGCCGGTAACTGGACTCTAAATATTAGAGGTGACGGATCAAATTCTTTAAATTCAATTATGGACACAGGCGAATCAATTACCATTGCTCATATCTCTGCAAATGGTGGATCTGCGTATTACAACAGTGCAGTTACTATTGATGGTGGAAGCATAACACCAGAGTGGCAAGGTGGAGCAGCTCCATCTGCAGGTAACGCAAGTTCAAATGATGTTTATTCATATACAATTATAAAAACTGGAGATGCTGCTTTTTTTGCACTTGCAGCTCAAACACAGTTTGCATAATAAATTAGGAGGAGAAAGATTATGCCATTATTAGGAAGTTTTGGAGCAGCGGGATCAAGAAGTTTTGGTTTAACAGCTGGAGCTAGTGGTCCTACAGAAATAGAATTTTTAGTTGTTGCCGGCGGCGGTGGAGGTGGATCCACAAACGGTGGTGGCGGCGGAGGTGGCGGCCAATTATCCTCTACTCAAGAAGCTGAAAAAGATGTAGTTATAACTGTAACTGTAGGTGGCGGCGGAAGTGGTGCTCCCAATCAAAATTCAAGACAAGGAAGCAGAGGAAGTGAATCTTCTTTTACTTCACCGGCTTTAACGGATATTACATGTACTGGTGGCGGAGGTGCTGGCGGTAACAGTCCTGGTCAATCCGGTGGTTGCGGAGGCGGAGGCGGAAACGGAGGAGGACCCGGTGCCGGAAATACTCCTTCAACAACTCCTTCCCAAGGTTTCCCTGGAGGTTCTGGAGGTCCAGGACAAGCAGGACCATTTGGTTACGCAGGAGCTGGCGGCGGCGGAGCCGGAGCAACTGGACAATTTCAAGGACCAGGTGGAGACGGTTTAAATAACGATATTACAGGAGCTACAGTCGGAAGATCCGGAGGCGGAGGAGCTACTAAAAATGGTGGATCTTTCCCTGGTGCTACAGATTTTGGCGCAGGTAATGGAGGAAGCGGCGGCGGACAAGCTAATACCGGAGGCGGTGGCGGTGGCGGAGCCCAAAACGCTGGCGGTGGTAGCGGCGGAAGTGGAACTGTTATTTTAGCTATGAAGAGTAACAAATATACTGGAACGACAACAGGAAGTCCGACAGTTACAACAGCCGGAGGAAATACTATTCTTCAATATACAGGAAGTGGGAGTTACACAGCGTAATGGCTCATTTTTCAAAATTAGACGAAAACAATGTAGTTACACTAACGGAAGTAGTGCATAATAATGATGCACCAACTGAAGAAGTTGGAATACAATTTTTAAAAGATTTATATCAACAACCAAATGGTGTTTGGAAACAAACATCTTATAACACCAAGGCAGGAATTCATTATGCTGAAGCATATACTGTACAGAGTGAAGATCAATCAAAAGCCTTTAGAAAAAATTTTGGTACTATAGGTTATACTTATGATGAAAGTAGAGATGCTTTTATTCCACCAAAACCTTTTCCAAGTTTTACTTTAAATGAAACAAGTTGTACGTGGGAGGCACCTTCACCAAATCCAGGTGCTACAGCAAATGGAGAACCTGATGAGTGTGCTCTTTATGTATGGAATGAAGAAACATTATCTTGGATATTAGACGAATAATAAAAAATTATTTTAGAAAGAAAAATTGAAAAAACTGACAAAAAACTTTGACTCAATGTCTTTAAACTTTGAAGAATTGTTTGATTTATTATCTACCAATAGTTATGGATCCTGTATGAAAGGAAATCCTCCATTAGATTATGTATTAAAAGGAACTATTGAAATAAATAATATTCATAAAAATCCTTTATTTTTAAATCTAATAAAAAAAATAGCAAAAAAACATAATATTTTTGATACTAAATTAGATGCTTCTTTATTTATATCTTTTTTGCAAGGTAATGCTGGTAATCCACATAGTGATACTTACGATGTTGCTTTATACAATTTACATGGTGAAGTTCTGTATATAGTGGAAAAAGAAAAATTTTTTTTAAAACAAGGTGATTTACTTTATATTAAAAAAGGACAATCCCATCAATCTATTAGTATTACTCCAAGAATTATTTTTTCTTTAGGTGTACGAAATGATGTTAAGTGAGTTTTTTAAAACATATAAAAGTAATTAAAAAAGCAACAACTAAAGAAAGAGAAAAAGAAATGTGGGATGTTTCTGGTATTATTGAAAGTAAATCTAATCAAGAATTTAAATTTGATTTACGACCTATAATTAAACATGAAAAAAATTTATTAGGTAAAAAAACAAAAACTACAAGTAAGGCTAATAAAATAGTTTTTGATATAAAGGATCAATATATTATTATAGATGTAGAAGAACTTAATGAATATGTAAAAACAAAAAAATTAAAAAAAGTTTATTTACAAAATTTAATGTTTGATTTAGAGTGGAACATAATAATAAAGAAATAATGCCTAAAGAAATTACTCAAAGTTGTTGGCCTTTTGAACTAGATACTGTGCATGCTCATGCTTGGCAAGACGGTGTTTTTACCAAAAAAGAGTGTGATAAAATTATTGAATACGCAAAGAAAAAAAATTTAACAAAAGCAAGAGTAGGTCCCAAACTATCTTTACAAAAAAAAATTAGAGACAATAGTATATTTTGGATACATGCAAATAATGAAACTCAATGGATATATGAGCGAGTAGTACATTCAGTAATAAGTTTAAATAATCAATATTTTAAATTTGACATATACGGATTAATTGAATCTCTACAATTTACAAATTATAAAGCTCCAGGTCAAAATTACACAAAACATGTGGATAGATCACACAATATAAAAATAAGAAAATTATCTGTAAGTGTACAATTATCTGATCCTAGTGAATATGAAGGAGGAGAGTTATTATTGCATCATTATGAAAAACCAGATATTGCATCTAAAAAACAAGGCACACTTTGTATATTTCCAAGTTGGACATTACATGAAGTAAAACCTGTTACAAAAGGAGAAAGAAGCTCCTTAGTTACCTGGGTAACTGGCAAAAATTTTAGATAAAATTAATATTCAATAAACAGTAGATTCTAAGAGCATCAACGTATATATTAACAATATGGCATTAAAAAAAGTAGATTTTGCAGCAGGTTTCAATAAACAAAGTGTACCTTCAGCTCTTCCAGGACAATGGGTAGATGGAGATTTTGTACGTTTTAGATATACCGCACCTGAAAAAATAGGTGGCTGGGAACAATTAACTGTTGCTAATGAAACATTACCTGGTGCAGCTAGAGCTCAATTAGCTTTTACTAGTTTAAAAGGAGAAAGATATACGGCTATTGGAACATCACAAGGTTTATTTTTATATTATGGAGAAGCTTTTTATGACATTACTCCATTAGATACAGCAATTGCAGGAGCAACATTTGACACTAATGCATCTTCAACTTCTGTGACAGTAAATAAAACTTCACATAATTTAGAGCTTGGAAGATATATTACTTTTACCAGTGTCACAGCACCTCCAGGTTCAGGTTATGCAATATCAGATTTTACAACAGGAGCGTTTGAAATAGTACAAGTTAATAATGCAAATAGTTTTAATATTGTAATGAGAACAAATGCTACCGGTAATACAACTGCAGTCGGCGCTGCAACTATTAATCCTTATATTGAAATAGGACCTACGTTTCAGACAAAAGGATATGGATGGGGAACTTATTTATGGGGTGACTCAACATGGGGAACTGAAAGAGCAACAAGTAATGTAACTTTAGATCCAGGAAATTGGAGCTTAGATAATTTTGGAGAAGTTTTAGTTGCAACTATTTTTAATGGCAAAACTTTTACTTGGAATGCGGGAGCTACAAATCCGAGAACTGTAAGAGCTTCAACCTCAACATCTAGTTTTTCTACTTCTGCCAATCCCACAGCAAGTCGATTTACATTAGTTTCTGATCGAGATAGACATCTATTTCATTTTGGAACTGAAACAACTATAGGTGATGCATCAACACAAGATCCTATGTTTGTAAGATTTTCTAATCAAGAAAATTTAAATGAATATTTACCAACATCCACTAACACTGCAGGAACATTTAGATTAGATACAGGTAATGAGATAAGAGCGGTTCTTCAAGGAAAGGACTATGTGTTTGTATTAACTGATCTTGCAGCGTATGTAATTCAATTTGTTGGTCCACCTTTTACATTTTCTGTTAGACAAGTAGGTACTAACTGTGGATGTATAGGACAGCATGCAGCTTCTTATGTTAATGGTGCAATATATTGGATGTCTAATGAAGGTGGATTTTTTATGTATGATGGTACTGTAAAAGCTCTTCCATGTTTAGTTGAAGATTTTGTATTTACAGTTCAAAATGGAAACTTAGGATTAAATGTTAATTCAGCAAATACGGTTTATTCTTCACCAAATTCTTTATATACAGAAGTAAATTGGTTTTATCCTAAAGCAGGATCCGATCAAATTGATAGGTGTGTAACCTATAACTATCAAGAAAATGTATGGACTACTTCATCTCTTGCTCGTACCACTTATCAAGATCAAGGTGTTTTTGAAAAACCTTACGCAACAGAATACACCACTACAAGCACTCCAGTATTTTCACCAATTAGCGGTATTACCAATACATATGGAGCATCAATATATTATGCTCATGAAGTAGGAACTGATCAAGTAAATAGTTCAGGTACAACTTCAATTGATGCTTTTATAAGATCTGGAGATTTTGATATTGATGATGGAGAATTATTTATGTCGATGAAAAGATTTATGCCTGATTATAAATTTTTAGTAGGTAATTCTAAAGTAACTTTATTTATATCAGATTATCCATCTGATTCTCAAACAAGCTCATCTCTAGGTCCCTTTACAATAACAAAAACCACTGATAAAGTAGACACT